CAGGCGTTGGAGATAGCGGAGAGTACCTTCCTGCGGAGACGGATCGCCAGGTCGGTCTGGGAATGCTCGGACTGGCTAACCTGCTCCGTCGCTCCGGTGTGACGTACAAAGAGTTTGGTAAGGCTCTGGAGGCTCTTAATGCCAAGGAGCCTCATGCTCACACCCCTGCTTCCGTCCTGGCCCACGAATTGCGGGCTGGGATTATTGCTGCAGCCCAAGTGGCCAAGGCCAACCGGATGGAGCGGGCTTTTGCCATTGCCCCTACGGCTTCCTGCAGCTACCGCTATACCGATCTCGATGGGTTCACCACCTGTCCTGAGATCGCCCCTCCCATCTCACGTCATGTTGACCGTGACTCTGGCACCTTTGGTGTGCAGAGCTTTGACTACGGTCCTGTTGAGGTCGCGTCTGAAGTTGGCTGGGATGACTACTTCAATGTAGTAAATGGCATTGTTTCAATGCTTGATAAGACGGGACTTCTTCACGGTTACAGCTTCAATAGTTGGTCTGATGTGATCACCTATGACGAAGCGTTTATTGAAGAGTGGCTGCAATCTCCGCAGACCTCCCTTTATTACTCGCTTCAGGTAATGGGTGACACACAAGACAAGACCAGTGCATATGCTGCATTGGATGAGTCTGAGGTGGACGATTACCTGGAGTCGATTCTTAACGATCCTGCTCCACAGTGTAATTGCGGCGAATGAACCCTTATCAAAAACTCCTGACTCGTAAACGAACCTGGACTCCTGTCCAGACCACAGCTGGCAAGTTGGCAGATGGTGCGGAAGAAACTATCTTCCGTGCCCTTGCTATCCGTCATATGGAACTGCCGGTTGGTGACTTTATCCATGAGGCTTTGAAACATGAAGTTCCAGAAATGGCAAGGGATCTCCTTTTGTCCAATATCCGGGACGAGGAAAAACACGACTTGGCTCTCGGTTACATCGCCAACGCTATTGGGGTGGACGAGACAGCTGAAGAGGAAGCAAAGCGTCTTAGGGATGCATGGATCTCGCATCCAGATCACACGGTCCTCAAAGCAATGGTGGCCGAGCGTGCAATTTTCTTTGTTCTACTCCCATTCTTCCGCTTTAATGGTGACGCTGGTCTCCGAACAGTAAGCGCCGATATCAGTCGTGATGAACAAGTCCATGTGGCAACGAATAGCCTGGTATGTCGTGAGCTTGGTCTCGATTGGAGTCCTTCTCTCGATAAGCTCAGGAAAGCAACCATTAATTGGGTGATGCAACCCCTTACTGGGGTACACACCAATAAATATCTGAACAAAAAATTTTGGCTGGATGCAAGTGATCGTCTGATGTACGAGGGCAAGGCTCCCGAGCTTTCCGAGACCAAACGTGCTCGTATGCCAGCGTTCTTTGAACATGCAAATCCAAACCTCCCACAGTACGCTTAATCTTGGGCTTACTGTTCAAGCGTTGTTGGCAGAACTTGAAGATAGCTTTCCTCAGTTCCTGCCACAACCAAATGATCCAATCAACATGATCATGTACAAGAGTGGTCAGCGTTCAATTGTTGAATGGATAGCAAGTCGTATCTCTGAAGAGGATGTCTAAAATGTGTTTCCGTCATGTTGCTGAAAAGATTGTGCTGCCCAAGGTAGCGGATGAGATTAAGAAAACCCAGCAGCCATCCAAAAATACAGCTAAAGACTTTGTCTCCGGTGGAGGTACAGGAACCCCAACCTCTACTGGATCATCCAACTCTCAGGTGAAGGTTGGTGCATCTACTAGCAACTCTAGTCGTACAGCCAACACTGGCTTAACCCGACTACGTATTCCACGTTCTACCAATTAAGATCATGTGTTTTGGTAACGCCAGCCGTCAGGCTGAGCACCGGGCTGAAGAGGCCAAGCGTGAAGCGAACCGCATTGCAGTTGAAGGCGAGAACCGCATGAAGGCAATGCAGGCTCAAGCTGAAGCTATTAAGCCTAAGTTCACGCCTCCTCCGGCAACTGTTAATTCGACTCTCGCATCCACTGGTGGTGTGAAGAGTTCCATGTCCAAGCGTAAGTCCACTCAAGGTATTAACAAAGGTGTTGCGGCTCTCCGTATCCCTTTGAATACTGGTGGTTCTGGTTCCAATAGTAACGTAAACATTGGTTGATTAAATGGCCGCACGATCTAGGTACGATCAACTGACACGAAACCGTGCTCAGTTTCTCGACGTTGCGGTTCAATGCTCTAGGTTGACCCTTCCTTACCTCATCCAAAATGATGAGGGTCGTACATCCTGGCAAAAACTCCCAACTCCTTGGCAATCCGTAGGTGCAAAGTGTGTGGTGACGTTGGCAGCAAAACTCATGCTGTCATTGCTTCCTCCGCAGACCACCTTCTTCAAGCTTCAAGTCCGTGATGACAAGCTGGGCACTGACCTGCCTGCTGAGATCCGCTCCGAACTTGACCTTAGCTTTGCCAAGCTTGAACGGATGGTGATGGATTCGATTGCTGCTTCTAGTGATCGAGTTACTGTTCACCAAGCTATCAAGCATTTGGTCGTTGGTGGTAACGCCCTGCTGTACATGGGCAAGGATGGGCTCAAGCACTATCCATTGAATCGCTATGTCGTTGAACGAGATGGCAGTGGTAACGTCATTGAGATTGTTACTAAGGAGCTGATTAATCGCAGTCTCCTACCTCAGAACTTTCTAGAGATGGATTCTAAGCCCAATCACCCTGGTGATATTGGTGGCAATGGAACCATGACTGATGGTGATGTTGAGGTCTACACCCATGTTCGTCTTGACAACAACCGTTGGCTTTGGCATCAGGAAGCGTTTGATAAGCGCATCCCTGGTACCGAAGGCAAGGCTCCCAAAGAAGCTAGCCCATTCCTTGTCCTGAGGTTCAACACCGTTGATGGTGAGAACTATGGGCGGGGCAGGGTGGAGGAATTCCTTGGTGACTTCCGCTCTCTTGAAGCACTCGCTCAGGCCCTCACAGAAGGCTCTGCAGCAGCTGCCAAGGTCGTCTTCGTGGTATCACCCTCAAGCACGACCAAACCCCAGACCATCGCCCAGGCAGGCAACGGTGCCATCGTCCAAGGGCGACCTGATGACATTGGTGTGATCCAGGTTGGTAAGACCGCAGACTTTGCTACGGCTGCCAACATGATGGCCACCCTTGAGCGTCGACTCTCTGAAGCCTTCCTTGTGTTGTCGGTTCGTCAAAGCGAACGTACAACCGCTGAAGAGGTCCGCCTCACTCAACTTGAACTGGAGCAGCAGCTGGGTGGACTGTTCAGTCTGCTGACTGCTGAATTCCTTATTCCTTATCTCAACCGCAAACTGCTGGTTCTTCAACGCTCTGGTGAGCTTCCCCGCATCCCTAAGGATCTGGTCAAGCCAACCATCGTTGCAGGTATCAACGCTTTGGGTCGTGGTCAGGATCGAGAATCGTTGACGACTTTCATTACTACCATCGCTCAAACCATTGGCCCTGAGGCAATGATGCGTTTCATTAATCCTGATGAGGCCATCAAACGTCTTGCAGCTGCACAAGGTATTGATGTTCTCAACCTCGTCAAGAGTGTTGATCAACAGAAGTCTGAGATGCAGCAGAACATGCAGGTTCAGCAAGGCATGGAGCTGACCAAGCAAGCAGGTCAGATGCTGTCGTCGCCCATTGCTGATCCAACCAAGAACCCGCAAGCATCTGAAGTTATTAACAATGCCCTTGGATACCAAGCCGTCCCGCCCACAGAGGGTACCCCACAACAAGCCCAAGGTGGAGAAGCAGCCCCTGCCTGATGAGTCAGGCTATGCAAAACCCACCTCCTTCGATACCAACAAGTATGCCCCCAAAGACAAGATTGGTCGCCCCATTGTGGGTGTTCCTAATCGTGTTGAACGAGTTGGTCTTGGCGGCTTGAAAACTATTACTAATTATGGCAATCAATCTGACGTATGATCCCAGCACTGACCCTGAAGCTATTGAAGCTCAGGAAGCCAGTGATGCTGACGCTTACGCTATTGGCGAACAGATGGAGCAAGAGCAACAAGCTCTGCTCGCTGGTAAATACCGTAATGCTGAAGAGCTAGAGCAGGCTTACATTGAACTTCAAAAGAAGTTTGGCTCTAAGGATCAAGACGAATCCACCGACACAGAAGAACAGTCTGACGAAGACCAGACAGACGATGAAGAGACGGAAGATCCCTACGTGGACTTTCTGTTTGATGCCTCTGCTGAGTACACCGAAACGGGTACTCTCAGTGAGGAGACGCTAGCTGCCTTTTCGCAGATGTCCTCTACCGAATTGGTAGAGGCCTACATGCGCCTGCAGCAACAACTGCCTGAATCAGAGGAGCCTGCTCAAGCTGTTGAGCTTAGCGACTCTCAAGTCAATCAGATCCAGAACAGCGTTGGTGGTGAAGCTGCTTACCAGCAACTCACTACCTGGGCAGCGGAGAACTTTTCACCTGCTGAGGTGGAAGCCTTTGATGCTGTCATTGAGTCTGGAAACATGGCTTCGATTGGTCTTGCCCTTCAAGCCCT